CGGCAAAAACATTTTCGAATGGTTTCCCCAAGTACAGTTTTATGACTACACCAAGATTGCTAATCGTAAGTGTAAAGACATACCAAACTATCATTTGACGTGGAGCTATTCCAACGCCAACCCCGAATATGCCAAGCTACTAGACAAGGCGCTAGAGCAGGGAATGAATGCGGCAGTGGTATATCGCAAAGAATATCACAAACCTAAATGGCAAGGCTATCCTGTCATTGACGGGGATCAAGATGACTTACGTTTTCTAGATCCCAAGGGTGGACATATTGTTGCGCTTTACGCTAAGGGTGCGGCTAAGAAAGATCAAAGCGGATTTGTACAGGAAGTATGACTATTAATAGCCCTAATAAACTGGGGCTATTGATGGTTTTATTTAACAGGAAAGGGTAAACCAAAATGAAAGATTATACAGTTAATTGGACTTGGAATAAAGAATACGATAGTGAAATGAACATGCAACAAACTGTTATACCTAACTGCAAAAATCAGCAGGACGCAGAGCAGAAAGCATTCGAGTATATGCACGATGTTTGGATTTCGGATGGCGTTTATTTGGATATTCAAAGTATGGTTGATGATCGCTTTGCTTCCTTTATGGTAACGTGTGAACCTAATGACGAATATGTTAGGAACCATGCATACAAATACTGGCGAGGTAGGTGGGAAAATCCTATTGAGGGTTTAGTAGATCCCATGCTAGATGAATTGCAGAATTGCGGATACTTTGACGAACTGGAGAAAGGACATTACTTAGGTTATAAAAATTTGTTTGACTTGCCGCATGATCATATGCCATTAATAGTCAGAGAAGAGGTGTAAAGATGAGCTTATATACTATGATTGAAAATGACGTTGGAGGTTTAGGTGCAAGTGATGTTGATTTCATTCGTATCATTTGGAAAAATTACCTATCAGTTAATGCCAAAACAAGGGAGCATAGAGAAGACAGGCACAAAGCCATTAAAGATATTTTAAAAGATAAACGAAATGCAGAAAAATTATACACGGATTGGAGGCTTTAAGATGACTGAACCAAACTTAATTGAATTGGCTGCAGAAATTGCTGATTACATGGTAACCAATGAGCTAAGCGCATTGGATAGCATAACATTTGAAGACACCAACGGGGATATAAGATACATTCCTGTTGCCCAAGATAGATTTAACGACAGATATATTTGGGTATTAGATTTATTAGAGGAAGGAATAAATAAATGACTACTTTTTTTGGATATAAAAATAACAGCATGGAGGATGCTATGACTAATCACAATCAAGATAAAATCGTAATCAGTCTTTACGACTACACGGGCGAAGCACTAAAGCCTTGGGCGATGGCAGGGTATCAATGTCACGCTTTTGATATTCAACACGAAAACAAGGTGACTGAAACATTCGAGGGTGGAGGCATAATCAAGTATAGATATGCTGACTTGCATGACATGAGCAGCCTTGATGATATATATAATTTCTTATCTAAAAAGGATGTCACATTTGCTATGGCATTCCCTGTATGTACTGACATGGCTGTATCTGGTGCGGCTCACTTCAAGCGCAAGCGTGAAGCTGATCCCTTATTCCAACGCAAGGCGGCTAACTATGCCATATGGTGCGCTGAATTATTCCAAGCGCTAGACTGCCCATACTTTATAGAAAATCCTGTTAGTGTGCTGTCTACACTATGGCGCAAACCTGACTATAGTTTTCACCCATTTGAGTATGGTGGATACATCGAACCCGATCAAGCCGAGCATCCCAAGTGGCCTGAATACATAGCACCTATGGATGCATATACTAAAAAGACTTGCCTATGGACGGGCGGTGACTTCACTATGCCTGACATATCACCTGTCGAACCTGAAGCAGGATACAGTAGGCAACATAGGAAGCTTGGCGGTAGGTCTATGAAGACTAAAAACATACGCAGCGCAACACCTCGTGGCTTCGCGCAAGCCGTGTTCAATGCAAACAATTCAAGTATGCAATCACTACGCTATGGCAAGGCAATGTGTGAAGCATTGGGAGAAAGAATTACCTAGTGCGACAATTTGTCCACTTCTCAACACCGCAATATAGCGGTATCAAACCACTACAAACCAAATCTATAGGAGGATTAACATGTTTGTATTACTAGCAACTAAACCACTCAATGACGGAACAAAAGGTTTTCGTTTCAACTTCTTTGGCAAGAAGGGTATTGTAAGACAGCGTAAGCTGAAGTCTAACGGTATCAAGTTTGCCAAGGGTGATTGCATGAATGCCTATCACTTTGGCAAGACTACAATCTATACTGAGCAGTCAGTCAATAAGACTACGGCTCGTAAGTTCTGCCACTTAGCAGGATAAACATTTTAAGGTTGGGGCTGATACTAGCCCCTTCCAATACCATTTAACATTTGCATTAGGAGGTGCAACAAATGACACAATTTACTAGATCACAATTAAATGAATTACGTAAGGGTATGCAGTCAGCATTAGACTCTATCACAAACGGTACACATTTATCCGACATAACTTTTGATGTAGGCAACTGCTCATATAATGGTGGCGAGGCTACATTCAAAGTCAAGGTTCTACTCAAAGGTGCTAAGACTAGGGAACAGAATGACCTAGAGTTCTATGCTGAGTTACACAATCTTGACTTGACTAAGACTGCCAAACTTATGGGTGAGGACATGCAACTTAGTGGCTACAAATCAAGGGCAAGGAAGAAGCCCTACGTATTGAAGCGACTACGCGATGGTGCTGAGTTTGTAGCTGATCAAAACCTAATAGAAAAATTTTATAAGAAGGAAGAAACAAATGCGTAATAGTGTAACAAAAAATAATGCACTCGACTTCACTAACGATGAGTGGAACCAACTGATAGAGGGCAATGGACTACTAATAATGTGGTTCATTGAGTGGAACAAAACAGAACACACGCCATACATGGATATTGAAGCCTTCTTTAGATTAAAATACAATCGGTCAGCAGGTTGTGACCCTTGGCCTATGAAGGACGCCAAGATTTCACTCGATGGTAAGTTTGTATCTGAAGGTGACGATGACCTTGAGCCATACTTCCTGATCAATACTGATGATGGTGTAGGATACATCTATCCATACGCATTCGTTGCACTGCCTAAGAAATCAGGTGGTCACCATGTAGTAAGGATGGACTGATGAAATTTAATTGTACAATAGAAATGGATAATGATGCGTTCATAGGTACTGAACCTTTGACCCATCCAACTCTTGAAGTAGCTAGAATACTTAACAAATTATCTACTTATTTAGATGATGGGTACACGCATGGTGATACCTCATGGGATGGTTACCTGAGAGACATAAACGGTAACAAGGTTGGTTACTATAAAGTAGAAGGAGAAGACTGATGTATGACTTTGACAATGACCCAAAGAGAATAAAGGAAAAGTTGTTCTGTAGCATGAGCGCACACTTCTTGACTAACGAACTACCAGTCGAAGCTATTGACTGGGATGAAGACAAGACTAAGGAGTGGATAGAAGAAAACAAGTGGGAGCCTCTTGAGTATTGGGATGCTCACATGGTAATGGAACTTATAGAGAGTGCTGCTTATCATGGCTATGACTTTATGAAAAAGAACTGGAAGGAGTTGAATAATGCTGCCTGATGAAATGGAAGCTGAGAAAAATAGGAAGATGATCCTAGCTCAAGCTGATGAAATAGAAATACTCAAGCGTAATGTAAAAGAGTTACAACAAAGTTTGCAGAATGCTTATGCAGACATATCAAGACTAGCGCAAAACAGAGAGGAAGTATAATGCAGATAAATGATACGACTAAGCAAATTATACGAGAGATTGTAGTTGAATTGTTTAAAGAAGTAGCATCCAAGCAAACGTTTGGTAACAGCGATGAAGTAATACAATTAGATGAACACCTACATGATTGGACAGGTAGGAAGATCGACAACTACAAAGTAAAAGTATACGGTGCAACACTAGAGGAGAGATACTAATGCAACCACTACATATGAACCCCCATCAACGTGTGAAGTATGAACCCACACGTAAGCAGAAACAGATACGATGCAGACTATTCGGCAAAGACTTTGACAGCGTAGCACAAGCGTCTAGATACTATCGTATCTCATATACTTGGGCTAAAGAAATGGTACACTCAGGCAGAAACCTGGAATCTTGGCCGAAACAAATTCATCCCACAAAAGGCAAGTGGCGTGACAGAGTAGGAGAGGAGTGGCACTATGAAGTGGCTGATACTGATACTACTAACTAAGGGTAATCCCCTAGTGTTAGATCATAGACCATTTGAAACAGAGGATGACTGTGTAGCGTATGTTAGTGACTACAATAACGCAGAAGAATTTGCAGTAGAAGTCATTGCACATGCAGGATTTAACGCAAGAGTGACAGGCTTATATTGTGTCACTAATCAAGAGAGGAAGACCTATGAAACTATACAAAAACTCTAACGGTGTATGGGCAGGAACCCAAGCTGACGCACGTAAGTATTGCGGCAAGGACTACAGCACTGTCGATGTACCAACTGACAAGCCTAATCTGTTGGGGTTTCTTAACCTTAATCAGGTTGGCAGTCTAGCCAGTAGTCCTACCTTAGAAGAGGTAAGAACTGGTGAGCCTACTAAGGAAGCAATGTCTTGGTTCAGGTGGGCGCATGACTGTATGCTACGAGGACAGTATGAAGACGCAAAAGAAATGTTAAGGAAGGGATTGATAGATGATCGAGATACTACTAGCGATGGTTGAAGAACAGAACCCTATCCACAAGTATTGCATGGACAAACATGAACACTGGACAGGTAGGGCTGCGTGTGTTCAAGAGTTGCGACATGCCCAACGCAAGATGGAGGTAGAAGAACTAAGACAATTCTTAAAGGATAACCCACACTACAAATATCCAGGAATGGCTTTGCCGAATGGCAGAATAAAACCACTTGACGTATGTTGGGGATCTGATAAAACTTATTACATAGGAAGTGACAAAGTAAAAAGGAGTAAGTGCTAATGTCATATGAAGTATGGTTCGATAACGGTAAAGGTTTTTGGGTGGGGTATCACTCATTCAAACACAAACTAAAAGCGCAGATTTGGATGGAACAATTCCAGAATGCACATCAGAATCTAAACGTAGAACTACGGAGGAGAGAACATGGTAGTTATCGCTAGAGTGCAACCACTATCCGAGGTCATCATGCAAAGTAAACGTAGACGTGATGACTACGAATGGGAGGGTGACTTTGAGAAAGCACACCTCGAAAATGAACACTTGAAAATGCTCAAGGACAGTGAAGAAAGAGGTGAAGTATGGCATCCGAACTTCTAGCTACTAATGGTGTGCCAATACTAATAGGGTCAGTATATTTCATTGGTTGGATATACCTGATATATGTCAATGTCAGAGGAGGATAGTTATGCAGAAGATAAGAATGCGCCTTTCGATGATGTTACACATTGGGTGGGTAACCTACCTAGTAAAGATACTGATCGCCCTAAGCGTGTTACTAAACGTAGTACTTGGAGGAAGATTAAATCAAACTTTCTCAGCGAGAAACTGGGAATGGAAACGAAACAAAAAGACTAATGTGGTGCGACTATTAGACGCATTGCTAGGTGATGGACATTGTAGTAGGTCATGGGCTTACTGGAAGGTTAGGAGAAGATGGTAAACAAATATAAGAATATCCCGAAGCATAGTGCTACGTTAGAGGAAGTGATAAACTTCTACCGTAACTCAGATGTGTATCGTAGGTTGTCCTCCTCCTCACAAAAAGACTACGACAACCACCTGAGTGCTACCTTGATTACTGAGGTAGAGGGCAAGATGCTTCGGGCATATCGCTGTAAGAACTTGAAAGTTCGACACGTCACACAAGCATATGAGAAATGGCTAGACGTTGGTGTACGCACCGCAAACTATAGGCGCAGTGTCCTTTCTGCTGCGTGGAAACATGCCATGCGACATGATGTGATGATTCACAATCCAATAGCTTTGGTTCAGACCGTCACTGAAAAACCAAGGCGAGTACATTGGAGTCGTGAACAAGTGTCAATCTTTCTTGACACAGCTTACAGCGTATTTCGTTGGCGTAGTGTTGGACTGATAGTCCATATGGCATACGATTGGGGTCAACGTGTAGGTGACATACGTCTACTTACATGGGATAGTTTAGACTTAAACGAATGTCGTATTGATCTGACTCAGAACAAGCGTAATGCAGAGGTACACCTCCCAATCTCTCAAGGCTTGTGTTCCATGCTACGTCAGCAGAAGGAGGAGTTTGGCTTTCAAGAGTACGTAGTACCAAGAGTCAAGCCTAGAGCAGGAGCATATACACCCTATGACAAAGAAGAAGTATCGTTATATATCAATAAGATCCTGGACGAAGCTAATCTACCTAAAGAACTTACAGCTATGGATCTACGTAGGACGGCAGTGACTGAGATGATGGAAGGTGGTGTTGACTTGGCAGGTATTATGCAAGTAACAGGTCACCAGAATACAGCATCAGTCAAGCCGTACATGGTCAACACATACAGTGGTGCAAGCAAAGCACTGGCAGCTAGAGGAGTTAAGGAAGATGACTAAGAGAAAAAGAAGTCAACAGTACAAAGAGTATGATGCTGCAAGAAAAAGAAAAAGTTATCATAAAGGACAAGAAATAATAAGAAGATTTAAAATAATTAAAGGCTGTTCAAACTGTGGTTACAAGGAACATCAAGCAGCTTTAGAGTTTAATCATATTGACAGGACAACTAAAAAATGTACGATAGGTCGTATTGTCCATAAAGCAGTTTTAAAGAATGATACTAAAGGAAAAGCGTTATTAAAATTAGAACTTTCTAAGTGTGAAATACTGTGTTCTAATTGTCATAGCATAAAAACATTTGAAGGAAAACATTGGGATACAGTAAGATGACTGCATACGTGAGGAAGACTAATGTAAGACAGTTTGTCAATGACCTTGGACTCAGAGAAGGTGAGCGACATAGATGTGACTGCCCTGAGTGTAGAGGTAGGAATACATTTACTGCTACCAATGAACTAGGTGACATAAAGTATAACTGTTTCAAGTTAGGCTGTACAGTGGGTGGTATCTATGGTACGGACATGACAGCAGCAGAGATACATAGATACAGAGAACAACAACAATTACAACGTGCTTACACAAGCATAAAGAAAGAGAAGGATACTATGGAAATACCTGAGTATGTGGTGACACCAAAGGCATCACACACCAAACACCAACGCTATATAAGGCGATGGGGTATATTAAGCGAAACCATGTATGATGTTAAAGATGAGCGTGTAGTCTTTCCTATTAAGCATGACGGTAGAATAATTGATGCGGTGGGCAGGGCAGTAGGTAAGAAGCAGCACCCTAAGTGGTATCGCTACACAGGTGAGGCTGACTACTACACAATAGGTAATGGCTCTACCCTGCTTATAGTTGAGGACGTTGTGTCTGCTGTCGTAGCTGCACAAGAGTTGCCATACATCACAGCTATGGCTATACTTGGCACGTCAATAAACCCAAAACAATTTGCAAAGATAGGAGAGTACGACAAAGTAATCATAGCCCTTGATCCTGACGCTATTGGCAAGACAGTAGAGTATCGCAGAGAGATAGAGTTATGGACAGGACGTAAGACAACTGCTATGAACTTAATAGATGACATAAAGTATCGTGAGTATGAAGACATGGATAAACTAAAGGAGTTATGTAATGGAGTTTAATATTAAAACTACAAATCAAACACCTGTTCTTTGGTCAGATAACTTTTTCTCTGAGGATGAAATAGGTGTTATGAAAAAAGAGTGTGATAAGATAAGGGTCTTGAATTTGTTTTCAAATGACACTGGTAGTGCAAAAGCAGATGGTGTAATTCAAAGTAAAAATGATTCTGTTTTTTTAGAAAAATTATATAATGCTGAAATACGTTTATCTGACACTATAAATGTAACTAGGATTAGATTGTTTGATCCTAAGTTTCAAAAATATTTAGTAGATATACATCCTTACTTTATTACATTAACTAATTTACATATAAGTAATGGTGCTACTACCTTACTGAGTTACTACGATGATTCACAATATTATAAACCGCACAGAGATCTTGCTTTTGTTACGGTAATAACTTGGTTTTATGAAAACCCAAAAGCTTTTGAGGGAGGAGACTTCATTATAGAAAATGATATTAAGATTGAATGTAAGCATGGTAGAACTGTGTTCATGCCTAGTTATCTTTTACATGAAGTTACACCTGTAACAATGCCTGAAGATAAACAAGGAAAAGGACTAGGAAGATATTCAATAAGTAACTTTATGCAGAGGGTATAAAAATATGAGACTAGCAATAGTAATTGACTTAGATGGTGACATCATGTATGCACCAGAGGATTCGAGAGTGTTTGAAAACTATCCCAAGCCTAAGTTGTTTGATAACCTGAAGGATGCACAAGAGGAATGTGACAAGTGGAACACTGGTGTGATAGTGGACTTTGACAATAACAATAAGACTATACCTATAGTAAGGGCATTCGATGATGACGAACGTCAACGTGCAAAAGAGAGAGCGAAAGCGAATAGAGAGGTTATATGATATTCCGTAAGAAAAAAGAAAAAAATAAAATTATTAAGTATAATACATTGAATAATGAATTACCTTTAGAGATGAAAAATAGTAAAACATTATTTGAGGCATGGTGTAACTACCCTGCTATGAAAACTTGTCCTACATATAAGAACATGAATACCTATGCAGGACAACCAGACTTAACCAACCAACGCAAAAATAAAGCAAGACAAACTTTAGAATATTTCAATACATTAAAGACAAAAGTATCTAATGCAGGACATGCTTTTAGTATGGCAGCGGAGAGTGTATTCAACGGTGAGGTAAAAACAATAAGATCGTGTCCTGCTATAAAGGATACATTAACTCATACACTAGCAGTAAAAGCTCCTGTTGATTTACATTTTGCAAAATCAAAAAATAAAGATTTATTTGAATCTACAAAGCTGCATCATACACAAGACCCCAATGAACATAGGTGGTTTTGGACTTGCCCTAACCCCAACCTGTCTAAATTAACTGGTCCTTTTTGGGATGGGCATCCTAAACAACAGTTTTGTTACGGTGAAGGTTCACAGTTTGAAGGGTACTCTAGTCTTAAAATTAACACAGCATTAACTTTAGAACTGCCTGATGATATAATATGTATACAACATGCACCTGTCTTCCATAAGATAGAAACACCTTACGTTGTAATTCCAGGATTGTATGTTAAACCTTTTAATAAGTTAGTGGCAATAATTTTTAATGTACTAATAAAAGATACCCAAGAAGATTTTATTATTCCTAAAGGAGATGTTTTATATTACCTGACATTTAGTGAAACTGTTAAGTTTGAGGAAGATAAAAGCCAAGGAAATTATGTAACTAAATTTAAATTCGATGAACCAAATCTTTCTTGGAAACACTTTTCAAAAAAACAAAAAGTAGATGGAAACGATTAAAGAAGAGGATGGAGACATGATGGAACTAGCACTGGTCAAGACACTACTAAGTAAAGAGTTTTATGACCAACATAAAGGTATACGATGTCCTGATAGAATATTTAGTAAGGATGTGCGTAAGATAAAGCAAGCGTTGGATACAGCTATGGAAACATACGGTGGTGACCTGTCTGTGTCTGACTTACAAGCTGTGTTTAATAGAGTGAACGCAAGCATGACCACCGCTACAAGAACAGCTTATGAAGATCTGTTTAAGCGCATTGAGATAGCTGAACCTATCAAAGGTGAGATAGCAGAGGACACATTGTCGCAGTTGTTTCAGCAGCACGTTGGTGACCTTGTAGCTAACTTAGGCTTTGACTTTGTAAACGGTACAGAGAATAGCCTTGAACCATTACGTAAACTATTAGAGGAATACAAAGATGACTTTACTCCAAACCTTCGTGTCGAGTGGGATGATCATAGTCTTGATACTATCCTTGATGCAACGGCACTTGAATCGAAATGGAAATTTAA